AGGGGAAGCAGGACCCGCCATATACGCCAAAAGGCGTGAATGCGGAATACCGCTGGATTGCCCGGAAGGCGAGGCGGAATTTCCTGCCGCTGGTAGTCTCGGTGATATCCCAGAACCTTCATGTTGACGGCTATAGGCAGTCCGGCGATACGGTCAACGAGGTAATGGCGCCACAGCGGCCGCAGCCCGGCTGGGATTCCTTCCGGGCTAACCGGATGGTGTCCCGGCAGCATGGGGTTCACCGGTCGGTTATCAAGCTGGGCTCCGCTTATGTTGTTGTCCTCCCCGGGTCGATGTCGACTGACGAGGAGCAGCTGTCGGATGTCCCGGTTATCCGGCCGGTGAGCCCACGGTACATGACGGCCTTCTACGCAGACGAGATTGACGATGAATGGCCGCAGTTTGCTATTCAGGTCCGGTCGGTCAATCTTCCGGGCGGGAAGGCCCGGGTGTACGTCTCGGTTTATGATGAGGCGACCCGGTATATCCTGTCCGGTACTCCCGGGGCATCCGTCGATCAGCAGAAGAGCTTCCGGCTAGCCGACCCGGATGACCCGCTGCTTGACGGGCAGAGCCCAATCGCGTCTCACGATCTCGGAGTCTGCCCGGTGGTCCGGTTCCTGTATGAGTCGGATCTTGACGGTGAGGCTGACTGTCAGGGCGAAGTCGAGCCGCTGATGCCGATCCAGGACCAGATCAACTTCGACACGTTCAACCTCATGATCTCAACTCAGTTCGCAGCCTTCCGGCAGCGCTGGGTATCCGGTATGGCCCCGGTCGATGAGGAAGGCCGTGCGGCCGCTCCGTTCCAGCCGGGAGTTGATAGGGTCTGGGCCGCAGAGGACGCTGGGACCAAGTTTGGGGAATTCGGTGAGACGGCGCTCGCGCCATACTCCGGAGTCCGCGAGGATGGCATACGCCATATGTCGACAATCTCCCAGATTCCCCCGTACTCGCTCCTAGGCCAGGTAGCCAATCTTAGCGCGGAAGCTCTCGCGGCCGCAAAGGACGGCCAGGATAGGCACGTAGACGAGATCAAGGCTAATCTTACCGATCCCTGGCGCAATGTCTTCCGGCTGGAGTCGCTAGCCCGGGGTGACAAGGAAGGCTGGAATGACCTCTTCGGTACGGTTATCTGGCGCGATACCAGTGCCCGTGCCTTCGGTGCGACGATAGACGGCCTTACCAAGGCGGCGCAGATGCTTGGGGTACCGGAGGAGGAGCTATGGCCGCTGATACCTGGAGTAACTCAGGAGACGGTGGCAACGTGGCGTCTGGCTAAGCAGCGAGCGGACGCCCAGCAGCTGGTCCAGCAGGCGGTCAATGCGGCACAGGTACCACCGCCGCCAGGTGCCCAGCCGCCTGCTGGGCCTCCTCCGGGGCAGAGTGCTCCGGGAGGCACACCGGCCAATCCTCCGCGAGGCCCAGGAGGAAGGCCGGCTGAGCCAGCATGACGACTCCCATTCCGGGCCTCCCGGTACCGCAGGAGACGGCTAACAGCCTCCTCCTCTCCCAGTACCAGCGTACGCAGCAGGCAATTGCGGTCCGTGCGGCTCTCGCGATTGTTAACCTATGGACCCGGTATATCCACCCGCTGAAGTTCGCGGATTCCTGGAAGCCTCTCAATCCGCTGCTACAGGGAGTAGTCGCGACGCATTACCAGGCGAGTGCGGCGAATGCGGCCCAGTACTATGGGCATGCCCGGATAGCGGCCGGGTACCCGCCCATTCCGGTGAGCGGTGTGACGCTCGGCTCCGAGGAGCTTAGTAAGGTCGTGAATTCGATGGGAGCCGGGCAGTTCTTTCATTTCCTCAAAGAGGAGGAGCCGGACCAGGCAAGCGTGATGGCCCGGGATGCGCTCCGGGGAGCTAGCACCCGCCTGGTCCTGAATGGCGGCCGGGAGACAATAGTACAGGCGGCCGGAGGCGACGGCGCAGCGACCGGCTGGGAACGGGTCATCGAGCCCGGAGCCTGTAGCTTCTGCGCTATGCTGGCTGGGCGCGGAGGAGTCTACAGCACGGCTACGGTCGGCTTCCGGGCGCACGATCATTGCCACTGCGTCGGCCGTCCGGTATTCCGGGGCCAGGAGTCGGTCAATACGGAGCTGTCCCAGGCATGGGGCGAAGTAACAAAGGGAACGCGAGGAGCGGCCGCCAGAGCCGCATGGGACACATACTGGAGTAGTCATGGCGAACACCGAGGAGCGGAAACGGCTCCAGGCCAGGGGGCAGGCCCTGCCTCCATCACAACAGAACCAGTCGGATGACCCGCGCTTCCCGATTAAGCAGCGGACGGGCAAGGACTCGCTTGCCTCGGCTATTAAGGCAGTCGGCCGGGCTAGGCCGAATACCCCAGAGGAGCACGCCAGGATACGAGCATATATCAAGAGAGTAGCGAAAGCCAAAGGCTGGTCGGCCGATATACCAGACAGCTGGAAATAGGAGGCGGATATGCCTGAAATGGGAGACAAGTTCACTTACAGCCACGAATCCGGGGCAGGCTTCGGAGAAGCCGCGCTGGGACAGCCGCTCACAGCCGAGATGAGCGAGCTTGATATGCAGGACGGAACGGAGGTCACATACCTACAGAATGACGAGGAGTCCGCATGGCCCATTGTTGAATGGACCGATGGAGTCGGCATCAACCGCATTACCACAATCGACCCGGCCTTGTTTGAGGCCAACTTCCACCCGGTAGGAGAGGAATCATGACGCTGCTTTCAGCCGGCCAGCTATTCCAGTACGCAGAGCAGCAGGCTCTCAACGCAGTACTTCTCAAGGCGCAGAGTCCAGCTCCGGCTGCGACCTACATGGGCCTCTCGACTACGGCTGTCGGAGCGCTCCAGAGTACCGAGACGACTATGGCCGGCACCACCATCAACGAGTACGCGACATCCACCGGCTACGCCCGGCAGGCTTACGGGCCGACTTCGCCCACAGCGGCCTCTCCGTCCCAGGCCTGGAACACCGCTCAGATTACCTGGGGTCCGTTCACGTCGGCTCCGGGAACCTGTAACTGGGGCATCCTCTGTACAGCCGTCAGCGGGACTTCCGCTAACACCATCGCCAGTTTCCTCCTCGCCAGTCCACGGACTCCGGCTATTGGTGACAGCCTCCAGGCTGCGGCCGGTACCGGGTCGGCCGGAGTCGGCTTCATCTGCCAGGTGTAGCGTGTCGATATTCCTGGTGAGTCCGGCGATTCCGGACATCTCAATACCGCGCAGCTGGCCTTGTAGCGCTATCGTCGCGCCGGATACCGAATGCGGTGCTACTCCGGCGAGCCTCTACAGCCGGGCCTGCGGCGTGATCGAGCATACCCGGGATATCTGGCTCTGCCCGGTTCATGCCGCACTGGCTGCTGGCGGGATGGCGATATGCGCCGAGTGTGCTAAGCGAGGCGGAATGCGCCCGGTTATCCTGGTGCGGCTCACGGAGCCTATCCGGCTGTAACCGGCAGGGAGGTGTGCCATGGCTGTGCCATATGTTGTCGGGCACGCCGCGACATCCTCCTCTTCCGCATCGCTTGCCATTCCCGTTACGACGGCTCCGGCTGCCGGTGATATGCTGCTGGTCGTTGTCAGCATAGCCCAGGCCTCGCTCACCCTGAGCGGATGTACCGATACAAAGGGCACTACCTGGAACCGGTTTACCTCATCAAATTTTAGCCGTGCTCTTGCTTTTGCCTGGACCTCGAATTCAAAAGGCCTGACTACATCTGATACGGTTACGGTCACGCCTTCGGCAAGTCAGCAGATACGCGCTACTATTGTCGGGATTCCTGGAGTATGGACCAAGGACAAGAATCCGGCCGGTAATGGCAGCAGCGGTGTAACATCGATGTCTGCCGCGACCGGAGCGCTTACGACTACCGGTGAAGTATGTATTGGCGGCATCAGCCAGTCCGGGTCAACGCTCCCGACCAATCTTAGCTGGACTCTGATAGAGAACTTCAGCACCGCTACGATTATCACTAGCGCATATCTCAATGCGCCATCCGCTAGCTCGCAGACGTTTAGCGCGAATACCGTCAGCGGTACATTCTTTGATATTGGCGTCATTACATTCATGCCGGATATCCTATCCGGCTCAAGCGCTACTGCGTCCAGTGCCAGCGGGGCAATTAGCCTCCGTGCTGCGGTCAGCGGCCTCTCCGCAACACCCAGCTCCGCTAGCGGCTCGATATCGGCAACGGCAGCTATATCCGGATCCAGCACGACAGCCTCTGCGGGCTCCGGTTCTGTCGTGCTGAAGATGGTCCTGACCGGGTCCTCTTCTACGGCGAGCGCTGCGTCTGGTACGATCGGCCGGTTTACCCCGGTAGCCGGAAGCTCATCAACGGCCAGCGCGGGCTCCGGTACGGTCGCGCTGAAGATGATTGTGGCCGGGTCCTCCGCGACTGCCAGCGCGGCCAGCGGTGCGGTCGGCCGGTTCACTCCCCTGGCCGGCTCCTCCGCAACCGGCAGCGCCGGAACCGGCACGGTCACACAGACGATGATTGTGGCCGGGCTCTCGTCTACTGCGTCCGGAGCGTCTGGAGCGGCCGGACGGTATACGCCGCTCGCCGGATCCAGCGTCACCGGGTCGGCTGGCGATGGGACCATCTTCCAGACAATCATCATAGCTGGGTCCTCCTCGACAGACAGCACGGGCTCAGGGGCAATCGGCCGGTCTACTCCGCTCGCCGGATCATCGGTCACGGGCTCGGCTGGATCTGGCGATGTGACCGTCGTCAGCGGAGCCATTACCTACCCGCTGGCCGGGCTGTCGGTTACGGGCTCCGCTGGCTCTGGGGCCATAGGGATCTTCACGCCCCTGTCCGGATTCTCTGCTACTGGCTCACTCGCGACCGGAGCCGTGACCCTCTCCATGGCGCTGAGTGGGCTCTCGCTCACGCTGAGCGCTGCGTCTGGGGCGATAGGCCGGA